GGTGTGCGTGGATGGCCGGAAAATTTCCAGAAGATAGTATAATGAGAAATAGTTATGCAGCAGATTTGGCTTATACATTTTCCTATGACATAAGGGAATTGATACAAAAAGAAAAATATCTTGAAGTATTCCCAAACGTAAAGCTAAAGGGTGATAGAAAAGCTATAGACGATTGGGCATTAGAAACATCTAAGAGATCAGCATATTTTTGTGCTGGTGTTGGTGGTCCTATAACTGGTAAGGGTTGTAACATAGCTGGTATATTGGATGATCCTATAAAAAACATAGAGGAAGCAATGTCTGAGACAATGGTCGAAAAGGTTTGGAAGTGGTATACATCAACTCATTTAAGCCGATTTGAAACAGGATGCCCAGAAATACATATTGCTACAAGGTGGAGCAAGAAAGACCCTATAGGAAGATTGACAGACCCTAACAGTGAGTTTTATGATTCATCGTTTACAACAATTGTAGTATCTGCGTTAGACAAATTTGGTAATAGCTTTTGTGAGGAAGTCAAGACAACATCTGAATATCATGCAATGAAAAGGATAACAGACGATTTTATATGGGAAGCTGAATTTATGCAGAATCCTATTGAATCAAAAGGTTTGTTATATCCAATAAAAGAATTGAGAAGATTTAGTTTATCGGACTTAAAAGGAAAGCCAGACGCTAAAGTTGCGTTTACTGATACAGCAGACAAAGGAACTGATTACTTATGTACTCCTGTAGGTTACAAATACGATACAGATATCTACATAACAGATGTATTATTCACACAGGAAGGCGTAGAAATAACAGAGCCTTTAGTTGCTGAAAAGTGTATAAGCCATAGGTTAGACATATTGAAAATAGAAAGCAATAACGGTGGAGAATCCTTTGCAAGAAATGTAAGAAGAATACTGAAAGAAACAAAAGGAAGTACATCGGTAATAGCAGAGCAACAGACACAGAATAAAGAAACCAGAATATTGATGAAAGCTGGATATATCAAAGAACATTTTATATTCCGTAATGATTACGAAGTTGGTAGTGATTATGATAAATACATGAGAGCATTAACTAGTTATGTAAAGATGGGAAAAAACACTCATGATGATGCACCAGACGGAACAACTGGATTAGCCGAAATGGTAGAGTTTGGAGTATATATAAGAAAAGAAAGTCAAAGAGCACCTATTGATAGTTTGACTAGTTATTACACTGAGGACGAATTGAAGGACAAAGGATATTCCAATTATGAAATCAAGCAATACCTAAATAAAAAAATTAAACCATGGGGGAATAGATAATGTTGTATCTAATTATTGCCTTTGCTGTTTATATAGCTACAGGTTTTTATTTGGTTCATAGAGACATAAAAAAACTAAGAGAATACATTGATAGCATAGCACTAAAAGAAATTGATATAAAGCCAAATAAAGAGAATGCAGACATAAGCAAATCCCTTCGAAATGAGAGGGGATTTTTTAGTTACAAAAAATATACAAGCTAGAAAGAAGGTGGGTAAGTGGCATTAAAAAAAATATATGAAGATAAACTTGATCAGCAATCATCTAGTAAATACCTACACGATCTTAACACAGAGGAACAAATAACAAGAGGTCAATTTTATATTGAGAGATACAGAACCCTAAAAGCTGAAATGGAACCGATAGAGGAAGAACATTCTAACCTTGAAAGACTGTACACTTGTGATAGAGATGTAATAGATAATGCTCCTAATAGTTTTATACCTCTTATAGCGCCAATCATTGATGGTCAAATGGCAAGCATTACAGAGCAAAATCTAGTATCTAATGTGAAAGGTAAAAGGTATTCGGATCAAGCATATGCCAGAGATGCTCAAATGTGTATCGATTTGATACTGAAAGAGAATGATGTTAGAAGCAGACTAAAAACAGGAGTAAAAAGGTATTCGTTATTTGGGTGGATGGCAATTAGTGTTGATTATGACCCTACAGCAATGGATAACTTTGGACTAGCTACAATTAGATTTGATCCTATCCACAAGGTATTTGTTGATGGAAATATAAAAGATATGGCAGATGCTCAAGATGCTGCTTATATCATCCAAGAGATAGGTTATAAATCCATAATGTGGGCAAGGAATAAATATGGTGATGATATAGCTGATTTTCTAGCAAAAAATAATAGTGAGGCTATATTCAACGCAGATGCAAAAAATGACGAACAATTCTCTTTTATGTTGCTTAAAGTATGGCACAGGAATAATAAAAAAGGTAATTTGCAGCTAATAGAAATGGACGGCAATGGTTTTATATTGGAAGAATCATCACCGGACAAGCCTTATTTTGAGTGGGTAGAGAATAGATACCCTATATTCTTTGCTGGACTATACCAAGAAGAAGGAGAGTTTGCTAGATTTGGAGATGGAAAACGTCTTAAATTTATGCAGGAAACTCTTAATAAGCTTTGGGATGAAGTAATTGTAGCTATACAATACAGTTCACAAGGTAAAAAGTTTGTTGACATAGAAGCTGGGGGATGCGATCCAGAAGAAGTTGCTGATAGCGACCCAAGCAAACCAGTTATATGCAGAGATCCACAAAGGAATATATATGTACTTCAAGGCAAAGGTATTAATCCTATTGTATTACAGATTATTAACCTTCTTTTGTCTGAGGCTCAAAGAGTAGCAAGGTTTAGTGCGCTTATGACAGGTAATGGAACAGGAGAAAAGATAACAGCTACACAAGCAGGAATACAACAACAGCAAGGCAATAGCAGTATAACAGATAAAAAAGCTGATATATCTAGTGTATTGGCTAAAGCTTGTAAGTATGCTATGGAAATATGCATGGAGAAATGGGTAACAGGACTTGACACTTGGGAAGATGATAAGAAAGAAAAACCTTACTGGTTAGATGTTAAGAAAATGACTAATGTTCCTGTACTAGTTCCGCCAGATAAAAACTTTACAGATAAGTGGGACAAGAAACAACCTGATAAACCACTTCCTGAGTTTATCCAATGGATAGCAAACGAAGATATCAAGGATGATACAGGCAATGTTATTCATAAAAAAGGTACGCAAATGTCAAAGAAAGCAGAATTTGACATAGAAATATCTATTGGAGAAGGATTACCAACTAATAAGATGGCATTGTACAACATTATTATATCGTTAGCACAGCTACAAGTTATAGATGAGACAACTGGACAACCTAAACCGTTATTAGGCTATACACAGGTTAAAAAGATGGTAGAGGACCTTATAGGAATACCTATTGATGATGCTATGGAAGAAGCAAAACAAGGGTTAACAAACGCAGGAATGCCATTGCCACAACAGCCAAAGGTGGGTTCTGTTAATATGAATGCCAATATCCCTAATGCTAATGTTTCAGGCAATGTTGGTGGTGGGGGTGGTATGGTATGAGTAACAGAAAATATTACACAGAAGACCATAATGTAAAGAATATAACTGCTATCAAAGTATTGGAAAACTTGAATAGTAAATATACCCAACATATGTTTGAGAAAAACAGAGTTGTTGAGGCAATGGCTAAACATTTTGAGGGTGGCATTGATTTGTTAAAGAAACCAGTTTGCCCCCATTGTGAAAAGCCCGGGCAATGGCATTGTGATTTCGTTCCATTTGACCCTAACGCACCAAAAGAGTGCATAGAGTGCCAAGATATGCAAATGGAATTTAAAGAGGTTACAGGGCAAATTATAGAGGTACACGGTGAACTAACGTCAAAGGACATACCTGTTATAGGTTGTTGTTGGTGTGAACAACATGGTAAAAGTACATTTGCAATTAGCATGAAGCAATATCTTAAAGACCATTTAAATATAGACGAAAAGGATTTGTTGAGTGCTGAAAAAATAATATATGGGAGTGATGGTAATGCAGTTAGTAGGACAGGGTAACAAATATAAAGGTAAGGAATACAGTTTGAATGATTCTGTATCATCTTTATTGCCTAGACAAATAGGTTTAAAGGATGATTGGTATGGTGGTATGGTTAAAAGAATGTACCTTACAAAAGATAAAGTATATCTGTGCTGTGATGGTAAGGATAACATAATCAATATATATGCACCTAAACCAGAAGAAGTTGACCCAAATCTGAATGACATAGAAGATAATGTTATTGATGTAAAAGGGGATAAGGTTGTAGATATAGCTGGTATTCCAGTAAAGGTCAAGAAATACAACAGAGGCAAAGTAATAGATATGGCTAAAGAATTGGGCATAGAGGGCAAAATAGCAACAGTTAAAACAAGCGTATTAATTGACCTTATAAAAGAAAAAGGCGGGAACATAGAAAAGTTAGTATAAATATTGTAATTGCCAAGACACCCAAACAGTGTCTTTTTTGTTGTATAAAAATAGCTTGGGATAGCGTATAAAACCCAAAAGGAGAGAGTTTATGCTATTAGGTAAATATGCAAGATTTCCAATGATGAATCCAGACGATGGTCTTGATATAAGCGGAAACAATGAGGAAGTTGCTGAACCTCTACAAGATCAAGAGGAAGAAACAGAGGAAGAAGTCGAAGAAGAATCACAAGAGGAAGAAGAACCAGAAAGAGACTTTGAGAATGACGCAAAATGGGCAGCAGCAAGAAGGAAAGCAGAAGGCAAGTATAAACCTGTACAGGAAGAAAACAGACTCTTAAAAGAGCGGTTAAAAGCTTTAGAACAAGAAAAGATTATTGACAGGCAAAGTCAAGAAGCAATGAGCAAGTACACCTCGTTGGGATATGACGAATCAACAGCTAAGATATTAGCAGATCAAGACATGAAACTTGAAAGAATTGAAAAAGAACGTATTAGGGATAAGTTTGAAAGACAAGCCGAGAAGTTAGAAAACACTTACCCAGATGTAACAGAAGATTTGGACAAGTTAATGGATGTATGCAATAAGACAGGTTGGAGCCTTGAAAAAGTATGTAAGGCAGAATATGGAACCATGCCCGAGTATGACAAAAAAGTTAAGAACGGAATGGAAACGCTTGTAAAACAGAAAGCAACACAAGCTTCAAAACCTGTAACTGTAGGAGCATCTAAACCAGATAGTATAAAACTATCAGCAGAAGATGAAAAGGCATATCAATTCTATGCAGAAAGAAATAAAGGTATTAGCAGGAAACAATACGACGAAAGAGTTTTAAAACCAAGACGAGAACGACAATAAAAGGAGTGATTTTTAATGTGGATAGTAAGTGGGCCAGTAAAAACAATTAAAAGAACAATAGGAACAGGTGGACTAGCTGCCGGAAGTATAGTGGTTATGAGTTCGGCAACAGCAGTAAAAGGAGCAGCAGCCCCAACGGATGCTACTATATGTGGTATTTCAACCGATACATATGTAGCTACTGATGTTGGAGTGCTTTATGGCATTACAAGCGAAACAGTAATAGGAGCAAAATATACAGGTTCAAGTAAGACAAGCTTGACAGATGCTGACTTAGGCAAGGTATTTGATTTGTCTAGTGATGTTCTTGTCAATCTTGATGATACAACTGGTGGCTGTTGTGTTTGCGAAGGTTACGACAATGACAACAAGTATATATATTTCAAAGTTTTAGCAACCAAAAGAGTAGTTTAATTTAAGAAATAGGGAGATGAAGTAATATGAGAGCAGATAGAAGTAGATATTTATCAGATAAGATTACAGAGTTATTCACAGATTGTTTGAAAGCACCACAGAGCGAGGACTACAAACAATGGACAAAAGTTAAGAAGTCTACAAAAGACGAGGAAAAATATGATTCTGTCGGATGTCTTGGAGCAGCACAGGAAAAGGCAGAAGGTGGAGATTTCCACTATGAAACAGTTAAGCAAATGTTTCAGACCACTGTTATAAATAAGACTTATGACAAAGGTTTCTATGCAACAATGGAAGAAGTAGAGGACGATCCTGAGAAGGTAATTAGCAAAATTAACATGAGCGGTCTTATGAGGGCTATGGTTGTTAAAAGAGAACAAGATGCAGCAGCAATAGTTGATGGAGTATTTACTACAACTGGAGCCGATGGAGTTTATTATGCTTCTGATAGTCACCCTCTCGATACAACTAAAACAGCATCATTGAATGATAACCTTTTGGCAAGTGCAGCAATTACACCAGATAACCTTATAACTGGTTGTAATATGTTTTATGCTATAAAGGATTATGCAGGAAATCTATTTCCAGGAACATTTGCAACATCGTTCTTAGCACATTCTAACCATGAATCTAAGTTCAACGCAATTATGCAATCTAACCTTAAAGCGCAGGAATTGAGCAATACAAAAAATACTGTGCCTAAACTAAAAGGATTGTTTGGAAGGTTTATAAATGCTTACTACTGGCATTTGATAGATGATAACATGGACGCCTTTATAGACCAACAGAGAAGGGGATTACAAGAGTTAGAGGAACAGGACAGAATTACAAACGGTAATTACTACTGGAATATGAATGAAAGACGTAGATTTGCACAGATTAACCCGGGCTACGGGGTAGTTAGCTGTCCTTGGAATGGGTCATAATTTATAGACACATGTCCAAACTTATGGTATAATAAAAATAATAGATTATACCATAAGGAGTGGGTGTTATGCCTATATGTTTTTATTGCACCAAAGAGTTTGAACTTAAAAAACATGCTAATTCGAGAACTAAATTTTGTTCGAAAGAATGTCAACACAAAGATTCTGAAAAAAGAAGGACATTAGATGGACGTAAAAAAGAATCTGCTGTAAAGGATTACGAGAAAAATAAAGAAAGATATAAGGAACGCGCTAAATTAAATAGGAACAAAAAG